GTAGAAAGAAACATCCCTAAAATATTGGATACGCTAAAAGCAGAACTGGAAATCGAAATTCCAAACATGGCAGAACGAATTGCTAGGAAAAACAATCCGAGTAGAAGGAAAAGATAATGGCATCCCGTAATCTAGCCAGACTAGGCGTTGTTCTTGGAATTGATGTTGCTGAATGGGAAAAGGACATCAATGCAGCTATTTCTGCAAATAAAAAGCTATCAAGAGAAATAAAAGCAGATAGCAATGCGGCAGAAAGAGAATTAGCTAGACTTAAATTTGCTACAGAAGATTACGGGAAAACCCTTACCCAAGTAGAACTTATCCAGCGTGAAATATCTAGCGGCAGATATCAAAGTGCTACACAAAAACACAAGGATGAACTGCTAAAACAAGCTGCGGCTTACGATGCAATAGCAAACTCTGCTAAGAAAGCAGGGTTCACAATGACCGAGCAACAAAAGATCGGTCTTGCCTATCAAACGACTGACCTTGTAACCCAAATTGCTTCTGGTGGTAATCCCCTGATTGCTTTGATGCAACAGGGCGGTCAATTGAAGGATCAGATGGGCGGCTTTGGCAATATGCTCAAAGCCATTGGCACAATGTTTACGCCATTCAAGGTCGCCGTCTTGGGTGGTGCTGCTGCGCTAGGCTATTTCTCTTTTGCCGCCTATAAAGGCGCTGAAGAGATGGCAAAGTTGCGGGATGCCTTGATCCTGACAAACAACATTGCTGGATTGACCAATGGCACATTCCTTGATCTTGCTAGGACGCTATCGGACAAAACAAATCTTAGTGTAGGTAACACAAAAGATATTCTGATGGCGGTGGCTGCAAGCGGTCAGTTTGCAGACAAATCGATCAAATCAGTTACTGAAGTTATTGCTACCTATGCAAAGATTTCTGGTTTGTCTGGTCAGGAAGCGGCAAACAAACTAATCCCATCTCTTAATGGATCTGCAAGTTCTGCGGCTCAATTGAATAGCCAATTCAATTTCTTGACGCTTGCTCAATACAGGCAAATTTCTCAACTTGCTTTACTTGGAAAGAATCAAGAGGCGGCTGCATTAACTGCTGAATTGCTTAATAAATCATTAAGCGGTCAGACAAGAGAACTTGGTACGCTAGAAAAAATCCTAGAAGAAAGCAAAAAGAAATGGTCTGAATGGTGGGATGCTGCCATGAATATTGGCAGACCTGAGACTGTAGAAGATAAGATCAAAAAAATACAAGACAGATTGAAAGACCCAAGATCATATACCTATGCAGGAAGAGTTGCTGCTGGTGGTGATAAATATACAAAGGAAGCAGATGAGGCTGCATTAAGAGAGTTGCTTAAACAACAAGCAATGCAACAAACGGCTGTTTTAGAAAATTCTAGAAAAACTGCCGAAGAAAAAGCAAGGATTGAAAAATATATTGCTGCTGGTGGCATGGAAAAAGAACGCGCCTTACGCCAGGAAAATGATCAATTACGCTTTACAAACTATATTAGTTCGTTAAAAGAATTTGCGGCTGATTCAGAAAAAATCGAGTTAGATGCACTCCAGAAAATGGGGTTGGCAAAACTCGAAATGGAAAAGAAGAATCAACAAGAGAATTATGTTTTTGCCGTACAAAATGCAAAAATCCTTGCTGAAAAAGTGATTGAGATTGAGCGCGAGAAAAATACAAAAATACGCGAATTGCAATTAAAGTCTTACATAGAAAACTCTGAGCAATTAAGGTCAATAACAGAAGATTCTCAAGCAGCGGCAAATGAGATTGCAGATGCACAACAAAAAGTCATTATTGCTTTAAGAGAGGCTGCGGCAACATCTCAGATTGCTTACAAGGCAGATCAGGATAAGTTAAGTCTCAAAATGAGAATGATGGGGGCAACCCAGAAAGAGATTGAACTTGCTGAACTACAAATAGAAAAAGCGCGTGATCTGGCATTGCTTGAAAGAGAAAGTCTTTCTCCAGAAGTTAGAGCATTAAAAGAAAAAGCAATTGAAGCTTTGTATGCTCAAAAGGAAATTCTTGCCGAACTGAATGAGCAAATGCGTCATGCAGGGCAAATCCATGAAGCTATCTTTGGCAACATGGAAAAAGCCTTGGAAAACTTTGTTAAGACAGGCAAACTTTCATTTAAGGAATTTGCTCAATCCGTCATTCAAGACTTATTCTTGATTGAAATGAAGTTGCAAGCCACTAGATTAGTAAAAGGAATGTTAGGTGGCGGTGGCGGTCTTGGTAGCATATTTGGTCTTGGTGGTGGAATAGGCATAGGAGACTTATTTGCGCCTGGAGGTGGATCAGGATTTGGCGCGGTTGCCGCTAGTGGCTTTATGGCTGAAGGTGGTCCTGTATCCTCAAACACCCCATACATCGTTGGTGAGCAAGGTCCAGAACTCTTTGTCCCAGGCTCTGCTGGAACAATCATTCCAAACAATCAGCTTGCAACTATGGGTAGCGGTCAAACCGTGAACTACAACGGACCTTATATTGCCAATATGCAAGCCATTGACACGCAATCTGCAACGCAGTTTCTTGCCAAGAACAAGATGGCGGTCTGGTCTGCCAATCAATCTGCTAGTAGGTCTGTGCCGCAATCGAGGTAATTATGAGTCTGACAACAATCCTATCTATCAGCGAATCGGTTGGAATCAATGACCACCGATTTGTCGGTCAAGTGGTTTCGAGGAATCAGCGCATCAGCACGGCAGAAATTGTCACCGTAGTTCCATTCGGGTTCGAGATGCGTCCCATGAACTACCTGTATTACTCGCAGAACCGTGAACTTTTAAACTCTCTCCGCATCCCTGACAAATCGCTAGAACAGTATTTGAACTTTGGCAGCACAGGCTGGCTGAACTACATCAAATACCAGGGCAACATGACAGGCGGTCAGGTGGCGGCTTGCCAATGGCAAGTAGCATCAGCCGCAAAGAATTTGGTGCTTGGCAATCTCCCATCCATCAGTTCTACCGCATACATCGTCAAGGCAGGGGATTTCTGCCAAGTTGGAAGATATGCCTACATAGCTACGGCAGATGTCCAGAGAGGCGCTGGATCAACCGTGAACATCCCTGTGCATAGGAACCTTATTGATGCTCTTGTATCGCCTATAAACGCTGTTATTGGGCAATATGGAACCACCATTTCTATGGGCGGTTCGACTTACACAGGAACAACATTCCCTGTGATACTTAGGGATTACCCTACCTATACGCTAGTCCCAATCACCAATGACAGCTTCATTCAATGGTCTGGGGCTTTTATTGCCTTTGAAAGCGTCCTATGAATGTTATTGCTCCTGTTGATGGGACAAACAATATCCGCTATGCGGATTTTCTGCGAGTTACTAGCCCTGGTGGAACCTATCGGTTTTCCACGGCTCCATCAGAATTGACCATTACTGCCGTAGATGCTCAACCATTCAATGCTTTGGGGCAATTAGTCAAGGTCGGGGATGCCCAGCGGGACATCAAATCGACTGCAAACGAAACCATTTTTACTTTAGTCGGCATTGATACCGCAATGCTTGGTTTTGTCCTTGGTTCGCAGATCAAAGGATCGCAGATTGAGGCGTGGAAAGGTTTTTTTGATACTGATGGCAATCTGATTACGACAGGCGGCTCTGGCGGTCTGTATCAATACTTTAATGGCTACATTTCATCGTTCAGCATCAGCGAACAATGGATGGAAGAAGTTAGATCGTATGTTGGGATCATCACAGTCGCAGCATCCTCCATTCAGCTTATCTTGCAAAACCGTGTGGCTGGACGCTATACAAACGACAATGCTTGGCAATTCTTCAATTCGGGCGACACTAGCATGAATAGGGTGGCGTTCATTACGACAATAAACTATTATTTTGGCAAAGAAACATGATCCGCGAAGCCAATCATTACGATAAAGATGAAGTCATTGAAATGATGAAGGAATTTCGTGATTCCGCTGATTTCATTGAGGTATTGGCTGAAGACAATGTGGCGTATTGGCATAAATTGTTAGATCACATTTTTGCCGGTGCAGGGAAAGTGTTTTTGGAAGAAGGCAAAGGACTGTTGCTTTGTGCTGTTTTGCCTACGATCTGGGATGATAAGCAATTTGCTCTACATGAACTTGCTTGGTATGTGCGTCCACGGTTTAGGCAGGGGTCAACCGGGTATAGGCTTTTTGGCGCATACATCAAATACGGCAAAGAATTGAAAGCCAGCGGCAGAATCAAATACTTCACAATGACAAAACTTGATGTAAGTCCTGATCTGGATTACGCCAGATACGGCTTCCGCAAAAAAGACGAAAACTGGATTCAATAATGAAAAAGTTCTGGATATTCTTTGGGATTCTGCTTTTTACGGCTCCAGTTTGGGCTATTGGTTCAATTATTGCTGTTCAAGTTTTAGGATTGGCGGCAGGTTCTTTTGCTGCAATGGCGGTTGGTTTTGCAATCAACATGATTGCATCAGCAATACTTAACAAAACTCTTTTTGCACCAAGTCAACCATCATTGCCAGAAGAACAAAGGCAACCTAATCCCGGAAATCGTCAACAAATCCCTCCAGCCACAGATAACAAACTTCCTGTGGTTTATGGCGATGCTTGGGTTGGCGGCACAATCGTTGATTTAAGCATTACCGAGAACAATCAGGATTTGTACTATGTACTAGCATTGGCTGAAGTTACCAATACTAATTCTGGTCAAACGCCAGACACGATCACATTTGGCGACATTTATTACGGTGGCAAAAAAGTCACTTTTCAGGGCGATGGCTACACAGTTGCAAGCCTGACTGATGAATCATCTGGCGAAGTGAACACGCAAGTAGCTGGCAAGATTCAAATCTTTTTGTACTCCAACGGTTCAAATTCACCAGCAAATTCATCACAAACCGCAATTCAAGTCATGCAAAACGCAAATCTCATTTACAAATGGGATGCAAGCAAGCTGATGTCAAACTGTGCGTTTATGATTTTGCATTTGACATACAACCAAGACGCAAGCATTACAAGTCTTGAGCAAACGCGAGTACAAGTCAAAAACTCAAGATATCAGCCTGGAGATTGTTTTTACGATTATTTAATTAATACTCGCTATGGCGCAGCTTTGCCAGAATATCAAATTGATACAGATAGTTTGGATGAATTAAATACCTATTCAAATCAATCATTTACCTATACAACTTATGAGGGCGGCACATCTACACAAGCAAGATTCCGTTTTGATGGCACTTTGGATACTTCCAGAAATATCATGGAAAATCTCCAGAACATGGCATCTTGTTGCGACTGCTTGCTGAAATACAATGAAATCTTTGCTACTTGGGGCGTGATTGTTCAAAAGCCAACATATGATGTGGCGATGAATCTTGACGATTCAAACATCATTTCTGCTATTTCTATTACCCCAATTGATCTAGCAAATTCATTCAACATTGCGGAATGTAAATTCCCAGACAAAGGCAATCAAGATGCGTTCAATACGGCAACATTTGATTTGGCACAAGTCGATCCATCCCTGCTTTATCCTAATGAACCAGTAAACAAACAAACGATCAATTTGCCGTTGGTCAATGATGATGTTCGGGCGCAATATTTGGCAAATAGATTCTTGGAATCAGCAAGGGAAGATTTGCAAGTTGATTGTTCTATTGGATTTACAGGAATTCAATTAGAGGCTGGCGACATTGTTACTTTGACTAATGTGAATTATGGATGGTCTAACAAGCTATTCAGAATCAGCAAGGTAACACAAACATTTGAGGATACCGGCGCAATCATTTGTAAGTTGATGCTGATGGAGTTTAATCCATCCGTTTATGATGATGTAAATGTCACTCAATTTACCCCCGCGCCAAACACAGGGATAAGCAGTCCAACAACATTTGGAACTATCAGCGCACCGACAATCACCAACATTTATCCATCTGCGGCTATTCCCTCTTTTGATGTGAATGCCGTTGCCAGCACAAACGGTATTGTTCAATATGCGGAGATTTGGTATTCGGCATATCAATATCCTACAACTTCTCAATACATTTTTAGCGGTACAACAGCAGTAAACGCTAATGGTAGTCCATATCTTCCTAATCAAGCATTACCAGCAGTCACACTAGGAAATATACCTAGAGGAGATTGGTACTTCTTTGTTCGGATGGTGAATTCGCTAGGAACAAGCAATTACAGTTCTGCTTCTACTTTGCTTGAATGGCGACCTACGACACTTCAATTCTCTGAGCGTTGGATTGCTGTTGCGTATGCTGATAATGCAGATGGCACATCTGGGTTTAGCTATGATCCACGAAACAAAGCATACTATGGTCTTTATAACAACGATACGGCAAATGGCGGGACAAATCCAGCCTTATATACATGGTACACACCACCAACAGGATTTAACACATTAAATTATTTGCTTTACACAAATCGGCAAAACCGAAAATTTAGTTTTTCCGTGGGTAATGCGGGATATGTAAATCTTGGTGGTTCTTTTGTTCCAACAGAAACATCAATTTACGATCCTAGTCTTTGGTCTGCATTGGTCGATCCAGCATCTGGATTGCAAAGTTTTATTGATTTAGATGAAAGAACTGGGCAAACCATTGTTGTCGGATCAACAGGCAACAACATCAATGATGGCTTCTTGAGCGTTACGAATACAACTTCTGGCGCAATGAAGGTCAATCTGCAACAGTTTTTGAATTTTGGTGC